TCCCCGGAGCCGACCCCGGCCCCCGCTGTTGCCGCAGGTGAGAGCGGCAACAACAACAGCAACACGACCGTCTACAGGGAAGGGGGACTGACCATCGTTCGCCACGCGGATCGCCTGCGCTGGCACATGGTGGGGAAGGACTGACGGCTGCCTGCTCCGCCCGTCTCGTACGGGCGGAGTCGAGGGGAGCCGGGACAGTCCCGGACTATGAGAGGAGAAAGCCCCACATGGGCAAGACAATCAGAACGGGTGTCGCCACCCGCGAAGGCACCGCGCAGGACAACGCCGACGCCGCGCGGGTGTACGTCCTCGCGGACGGCACCGTGGGCGCCGCAGTCGTTGACGGTATCGGCCACGGGCCGTATACGAGTCGTACCGCGCCTCTCCTCGCCGAGGTCGCCGCGCGGATCGCCGCACGGCGCGGCCCGTTGGCCGGCCTCCTCACCGCTGGCGAACTTGTTGCTGACCCCGGCGCGGATGGCGAGGAGGCCGATGCGGTAGCTGTTGCGGCCCAGGTTCACCCTGACGGAAATGACGTCGTGGTGGCGTGGTCCGGGGACTGCCGGGCGTACGGCGGGGACGGCACGGTTCTGAGCCGTTACTCGGACGACCACACCGTCGGCGCCCAGCTCCGCCGCAACGGGGTCCCGCTGGAACTGGCGAAGCAGCACGACAACTGGCTCAAGACGGCACTGTCGAAGGCCACAGTCGGCACCGTTTACAGCGTGACCATCCCTCACAAGGTGGTCATCCTCACCAGCGACGGCGCGCACGACCAGATCCCGCACACCACGCTGGAAGCCTTAGTGCGTACTCACCAGGACGAACCGCAGGCACTGGCCGACGCCATCGTGGCCGCAGCCGAGCCGAACGAAGAGGGCTACCGGGACGACGCGACCGTGGTCGTCATCGTGCACGAGAGCGCCGGAAGCAACGAGACAGAAGACATACGAGAGGAGACGGAGACCGTGGTGGAGCGCGTGGACGTGAGGGTGCTGCTGCTGGTGGGCAGCGAGGCCGAGATCGTGGCGGATGCCGAGGACGCGGATACGCCTGAGCGGTATCCGGCGCAGGAGATCGCGGATGCGGTCGGTGTGCCGGTGGAGGAGTTGCCGGGTGTTCGGCTGACGGCGGTGGTCGGGTCCGGGGATCGTCTGGCCGGGTGGCAGCGGCGGTAGTTGCTGAGTGATGGCCCTGAGTCCTGGGGGACTTGGGGCCATTTCTCCACCCACGAGTGTTGCAATTCAATCCTCGAAATGCCATACTGGAGACTCAAGGGAAGGGGCCGCGAACCCCGACCCATCACCCACGGAAAGGACCGGAATGTCTGACTACGAAGACGACATGATGGAGACCCTGAACCGGCGCCTCGGCACCACCTACGGCGGCCTGGTCGCCGTCTGCGCCAACCTCCCCGTGCCCATCACCCTCCCGCAGGGCGTGGTCACCAACACCGAGATCATCCCGGCCGTGCGCCGGGTGGCCGACATCTCGGACGAGCAGCCGATGCCGGAGGATCAGCACGCCCAGCTTTTCACCGGTTCGGTCCTGTGGCTCACGGCGGCGGATGCCTTCCAGTTGCTGATCAAGGAGGGGTACGTGGAGTCGCGCGCGGCGGGCGCCCTCGGGGTCCTGATGATCGCGAACGACGCGCTCACGGATCTCGGCGGATGGCTGCTTGAGCAGATGAGCTGACCCTGACGAGATGAACGCCCCCGACATCCAGCCGGGGGCGTTTTCAGGTGTGACCCCAGCAACATGTGGTGTTGCAATTCAATCCCTCAAGTGGCACAATGGACCTCACACGGGAAGGGGCCGCGAACCCCAACCCGCCACCCACAGAAGGGAACGCAATGTCCGACGACAAAGACGCACAGGTCGAGCACCTGATGCGGCACCTCAGCTCCTACGCGGAGAAGCTGGACACAGTCCTGGCCGCGCTGCCCATCCCCATCCGGCTCCCGCAGGGGAAGCAGGGGCTGATCAGCGACTTCCTGCCCGCCGTCATCCGCGCGTACCACATCGTGGGGGAGCAGCCGATCCCGGACCGCCAGCAGATGGACGCAGCCGCCGCTCTGCTCGGCTGGATCACGGCAGCCGAACTGACCATCGTCTATGCGAAGGGCGGGATGCCCCACCACGCGGACGCGGCCCTGCTCAACGTCACATACGGGGAGGGCGCGGCCGATGACCTCATGGAGTGGCTGATCGACCCGGAGGGAAGTGAGCCCCCGCAGGACTGACCCCCAAGGTCGCACGCCCCCCGGCAGCCAGCCGGGGGGCGTTCCCGTCTGAGGGCAGGTCACCACCGTCGTGGTGTTGCAATTCAATCTATCAATGTGCCATAATGGAGACACGGAAGGGGCCGCGAACCCCGACCGACACCCACAACAGAAAGGCACACAATGTCCGACTACGAAGAGCAGGTGAAGCACACGCTCTCCGCCCACCTGAGCCGGGCCTACTCCGGGCTCGTCGCCATCTGCGCCGCCCTCCCCGTCCCGATCGCCCTCCCCACCGGAGAGGTGAGCAACCTGGACACCACCCCCGCCGTCAGCAGGGTCATGGAACTCGCGGAGGACCAGCCCATGCCGGAGGAGCAGCAGGCCCACCTTTTCGCGAGCTGCTCATTCTGGCTCGGGGCCCTGGACCTGTACGGGCTTCTCACCCTCAGCTTCTCCACGGCGCGCGGCTACGCGGTAGCCGCGAACATCCTCATGGCGGAGAGCCACATGGAAGACCTCGGCGCCTGGCTCGCCGACCAGCGCTGACCCACACCGCTGCCCCCGGCACCCAGCCGGGGGCAGCCCCCGTCCCCCCAGACAGCACAACGGCCGACAGGCCCGAGCCGAAGCCCAGACACCCCGAAGGGCGCTCGCGAAAACCTGCCGGCCACACCCAGCCACAGAAAGGCCAGAGCCCCCATGGTAGACACCCCCGAGCCGCGCCGGGAAACCCTCCGCGAGATCGCCGCCCGCCACGGCCGCGCCTACGACACCCTCCGCACCCAGTGGTCCCGACACCCCGCCTGGCCCCCGCCGATAGACAAAAGGGGCCGCTTCTACCTGTACGACAGCGCCGCCGTAGACAAAGTGATCGCCGACCACTTCCAGCGCCCCGCCACCAAGCTGAAGAACCGCCAGCTCTACACCGCCCGCGAGATCGAGGCCGCCACCGGCATCAGCGCCGCAACCATCCGCGCCGACCAGTCCAAGAAGCGGGCCGACGGCACCCCCCGCTGGCCCGCCCCGGACAACACCGACGGCCCCGCGAACCGCTGGTACGGCCGGACCGTGATCGCGGCCCTGAAGAAGCGCCGCTCGTACGGACGGACCACGGCCTGAGCAGCCCGCGCACCCGTTCCCGCCCGTAGCCGTGCTCCGCTGCGCCACCATGGCCCGATGGCCATCACGTTCTCCTGCCCCGCTGCTGCCGCACGGCTCGACGGCACTCCCTGCGACGGTGACCCCACAGGGCTCGTCGTCCGGTTCGAGCCCACGGACTTCGGAGGCACGTCCGGGTGCCCCCGGCACACCGCACTCCTCCATGCCGACCACGCCGGCAGCGCCGTCATCCCCATCCAGGAGTGCCTTCAGGCGATGCGCCTGTTCAACAATCATCCCGACATTGCCGAGATGGACGACGACTTGGACATCCGGTACGGCGACAACCCAACGCACGAGGGCTGACTGCGGCCATGGTGGCGCGTACCGTGACACACCCGGCGGGCAGCGGGAGTTCGCACAGCCCCCGATGCGCGAGGCCCTCCCCACGCCCGCGCCCGTCGGCCCGCGGCCCCGCCGGAGCACCCCCTACGGCGGGGCCGCCGCAGCGTAGTTGCGCGATCGGGCCTTCGTGTCGCACTATGAGCCGACGGATCCGGGCTGCCCGGAAACGCCCACACACCACCGAAGGCCCCGACCATCACCGCTGGTCGGGGCCTTCGACGTGCCCCCTCAGATGCTGTCGATGATCGCCTTACGACGGTCCTGGTACTCCTGGTCCGTGATCGCCCCGGCCGCCCGCAGTTGGTCGAGCGTCGCCAGGCGGCTCGCGGGGTCCTGCTGCTGAGGCGTCGGCGCGGCGGCAGGAACGTCTGGTGCCCCGGGGGCGGACCCGGTGGCAATGTACATCCGCAGCTTGTCCGCGAAGTCCTTCCCCACCTGCTTCGGGACCTGCTTGATCTCCGCCCGGTTGCCCGAAGCGAAAACGATCAACGTCCCGGCGAGTATGCCGCCCGCCCACTGCACACTGGTGATCTTGCTGTACGGGAAGTCCTCCACCTGCTGGCTCGTGATCCCGTGCTTCAGGAAGATCAGCCTCAGGTCCGTCATGGCCAGCAGGCCATTGCCCTTGCCGTAGATGCCCGTCGCGAGCATCTCGACCTTCTCGCCCTCCCACAGCACCTCCGGCAGGCGCTTGATCTCGCGCCCGGCTCCGAGTGTGCTGCCCAGCTTCGCGGCGGCAGCGTCGATGTCCGGGCGCACGTTGAACGTAGCCATGGGGTCCCCTCCCTATCGGTGCCCGGATCGTACCGATCTCGCGCGCCTGGTCGGGCCCGAACGGCGAAGGGGGCAACAGGTGGCAAAGGGCACCCCCGTCACCGACGCTGAGCGGCAGCGTGTCCGCGAGCTGCACGCCCAGGGCAAGGGCCGCAACCAGATAGCCAAGCTGCTCGGCCGCTCGGGCCGGACAATCAGCGACATCGCCTTGGAGTGCGGAATCTCCTTCGCCGCACGCGCCGGACAAGTCGCCGCCGCCACAGAGGTCAGGCAGATGGACCTCGCAGAGCGACGTGTACGCCTCGCCGAGAACCTCCAGGCCGACGCCGAGCGGCTCCGTGAGCAGATGTGGGAGCCCACCACCGTCTGGTCGTTCGGCGGCAAGGAGAACACCTACGAGGACCACACCTTCCCCGAGGCGCCGGCCGACGTGAAGCGCACGCTCATGACCGCCGCCGGTACCGCCATCGACCGTTCGCTCAAGCTGTCGCCGCCGAAGGACGAGACGGGCACCGAGGAGGGCGTGGCGCTCATCAGCAAGCTCATGTCCGGCCTGACCGAGGTCTACAAGGCCCAGCAGGACCAGGAGGCCGACGAGGGGGCATGACGCCATGCTCCAGAACGTCGAGCTGCCGCTGAGCCGGAAGCAGATCGCGTCCATCGTTGAGGCGACAGCCCGCATCAACATCTGGCACGGCGCAATCCGGTCCGGGAAGACGATCGCAAGCCTGATTGCGCTGCTGGCCGCCATCGCGACCGCGCCGCGCGCCGGCCTCATCCTCATCACCGGCCGGACGCTGGACACCATCGGCCGCAACATCATGGAGCCCCTCGTCGACCCCGGCATTTTCGGCGCGCTGGCCAAGCTGGTCGTGTGGACGCCCGGGGCAAAGACCGCGGTCATCCTCGGCCGTACAGTCCATCTGATCGGCGCCAACGACCGCCGGGCAGAGGGGAAGATCCGAGGCGCCACCGTCGCGCTGGTCTACTGCGACGAGGTCAGCCTCCTGCCGAAGGACTTCTTCCGGCAGCTCCTCGGCCGACTGTCCGTCAAGGGCGCGAAGCTGATGGGCACCACCAACCCCGACAACCCCGGTCACTGGCTGAAGAAGGAGTACATCGACCGGGCGGGCGAACTGAACCTTCGCTCCTGGCACTTCAATCTGGACGACAACCCGTCGCTCGACGAGGACTACGTCACCTCGCTCAAGAAGGAGTACGTCGGGCTCTGGTACCGGCGCTTCATCCTCGGCGCCTGGGTGCAGTCCGAGGGCGCTGTCTACGAGATGTTCGACCCCGCGGAACACGTCGTGCGAGACCTGCCGCGAATCGACCGCTGGCTCTGCGATGCCGTCGACTACGGCACGGTCAACCCCTTCGCGGACGTGCTGCTCGGGCTCGGCTCCGACCGGCGGCTGTACGTGGTCAGTGAGTACCGGCACGACTCGCGCATGGCCCGCAGACAGCTCACCGACGCTGAATACTCGCGGGCCCGCCGCCAGTGGCTGGCGAAGGTTCCCGTACCGCACTCGCCATCCGTCGGTGTCAGCCCGGAGTGGACCGTCGTCGACCCCTCCGCCAGCTCCTTCATCGAGCAGCTCCACCGCGACGGGGTCACGGGCGTGACGACCGCCGACAACGCCGTCCTGGACGGCATCCGAACGGTCTCCAGTCTCTTCGCCACCGGCAACCTGCTGATCCATGAGTCCGCGACCGGCGCCATTGAGGAGCTGCCCGGCTACTCCTGGGACGACACTGCGGCGGAGGCCGGTGACGACGCGCCGATCAAGGAAAACGACCACTCGTGCGACGCCTTGAGGTATGGCGTTCGTACGACCGAGTCGCTGTGGCGGCCCCACATCCCGACCCGGCTGGAGGTCGCCGCATGATGCCCACGGCTGATCAGGCAATCGCCAACGCAGCACGGCTCCTGGAGCGTGCGGAGATCGAGCTGACCAACCTGCCGCTGATGGAACGCCTCGACGAACTCGCTGGTAGCTGGCTTCAGATAGCCGCCCTAGTGATAGAGAAGGAGCGCGTCTGATGGCCGTGGTTATGCCCCTTCCCACAAACGTGTCCCTGCCGGTGTTCCTCCGTGTTGGCGACAGCGCCGAAGAGTTTCGGATAGGCGAGATCGAGATCGACCCGGCCCACGACGAAGGCATCCGCCAGGCCATCGCCGCGTTCCTGCGGGGCGCCGCCCATGCCTTTGAACACCCTGAGCAGGAGGACGACGATGCCCCTGCCCACAGGTAACATCCCCTGGCCGCCCCGGGACCTCGAGCCCGCGCTCGAATCCATGGCCCGGTGGGACACCTGGTGGTCCGGCGACCCGGACCGCCTGGAGCAGCTCTACGGCGGCGGCTCGGGCATCGGCCCGGACGCCAAGCGATACCAGTTCGCCGGCGGTGTTGTCGGCCGCGTTGCCCGCTGGTGGTGGGGCACCCCGACAGCCCCAGGCGAACGCCGCACGAAGCTGCACGTGCCGATCGCTGGGGACATCTGCGGCGGCAGCGCGGACCTGCTCTTCTCCGAGCCGCCGAAGATGACCGTCACCGGCGATGCGACCACGAAGCGCCTCGACATCCTGGTTGATGACGGCATGCTGGCCACGCTCCAGACCGCGGCCGAAGTGGGCGCCGCGCTCGGGGGCGTCTACCTGCGGCCCGTCTACGACAAGGACATCGCCGATCAGCCCTGGCTCGATGCCGTGCACGCGGACCGTGCCCTGCCGGAGTTCCGGTGGGGCCGTCTCTCTGCGGTGACGTTCTGGCAGATTGTGCACGACGAGGACGGCCTGATCTGGCGGCACCTGGAGCGCCACGAGCCGGGCGGTATCCAGCACGGCCTCTACCTGGGCACGAAGGAGAAGCTCGGCCGCCCGGTGCCGCTGGAGGACAACCCGGCGACCGAGGGATTCGCCGGGCTCGTCACCGATGAGGGCTGGGTGGAGACGGGGTTCGCCGGCCTCGACGTGTCACACATCCCGAATGCCAACTCCCGCCGCTGGCGCTGCGAACCGTCACTCGCGGACCTGGGCCGGTCAGACCTCGACGGGATCGAGCCACTCATGGACGCCCTCGACGAGACCTACGCGTCATGGATGAGGGACATTCGGCTCGGAAAGGGGCGAATCGTCGTCCCTGACGCTTACCTACAAAGCGCCGGGCCGGGCCGGGGCGCGTCGTGGAATCCGGATCAGGAGGCGTTCGCGGGCATCAACATGCTGGCCCGCGCCGACAGCGGTCAGCAGCTCACCGTGGCCCAGTTCGCCATCCGTGTTGCTGAGCACCAGGGGACGGCCGAGGACCTGGTGAACCAGATCCTGCGGTCGGCCGGCTACTCCGCGCAGACGTTCGGGCTCGGCGGGGACGTCGCGGTCACCGCGACCGAGGTCGTCTCCAAGGAGCGCCGGAGCATGACGACCAGGGGCCGGAAAATCCTCCGCTGGCGCCCCGGGCTCTCCCACGCGGCCGAGGCCCTGCTCGCCGTGGACCGGCACGTCTTCGGCGGCAAGGCTGTCCCGCAGAGGCCGACCATCGAGTTCGAGGACTCCGTGCAGGAAGATCCGCTGACGCTGGCCAACACGGTGGATGTGCTGCGCCGGGCGCGGGCCGCGTCCACGGACACGCTCGTGCGGATGACGCATCCGGAGTGGGACGACGTCGCGGTCCAGGCCGAGGTGGCTCGTATCCAGCAGGAGGATGGGACGGCTGTCCCGGATCCGATGCAGGCTGGCGCTGTGGCGTAGGTGAGGGGGCGTCATGCCTGTGTCCCCAGCGATGGCGGAGGACTTGGCCCGGGAGGTTCGCGAGCTGTACGAGAGCGCCGAGACTGCTCTTCTGGAGCGCCTGGCGGCGGCTCTTGAGGCGGGCATCGACAGCCCTCGGTGGGCGGAGCTGAAGCTGGCCTCCGTTGGCGACCTCCGGCAGTCGGTCGAGAAGATCTCGGCGGCGCTCCAGCAGGACGCCGACGGCGCGACCGCCCGCGCGCTGATCACCGCCTACAACCGCGGCCGGCAGGCGGCCGTGGCGGAGATGGGCGGTCTGGATATCGGCCGGGAGTTGGTGGCGCGCGACGTCCTGCCGAATGCTCCGGTGGTTGACCGGCTGGCCGCGAGCCTGGCGGAGGACACGCGACCGCTGTACGTACGCATCACGCGCGCGGTCATCGACACGTACCGGCGAGTCATCGCGCGCGCGTCCGGAACGGTACTGCTGGGTGCGATGACCCGCCGCCAGGCGAGTCAGCAGGCCCTCAACGAGTTCGCAAACAAGGGGATCACCGGCTTCGTGGACTCCGCCGGCCGCTCCTGGAACCTCGCCTCGTACGCCGAGATGGCCGTCCGCTCCGTCACCGCCCGCGCCGCGGTCCAGGGGCACACAGATGCTCTCACCGAGCTGGGCGTGGCGCTCGTCATCGTCTCGGACGCGCCGTTGGAGTGCGAACTGTGCCGCCCGTGGGAGGGCGAGATTCTCACGATCAACGGGCAGGCGGGCCCGCACACGGTGCGCGCGGACCACGCGATCCAACCGACCCGGCTGCTCGCTCGCCGCCGTACGGTCGCCGTGCACATCGCGGGGAGCCTCACGGAAGCCCGAGCAGCGGGCCTGTTCCACCCGAACTGCCGCCATTCGCTGGCCGCGTACCTCCCCGGGGTGACGACCCGGCCGCCGCATCATGCGACGCCTGGCACGACGTACTCGGACACGCAGCGGCAGCGCGAGATTGAGCGGCACATTCGTGCGTGGAAGCGGCGCCAGGCCGTCGCGCTCGACGCGGTCGAGCGCCGCCGAGCCGGGGCGTACGTCCGGAAGTGGCAGGCCGTCGCACGCGAGCACGTGGCCGCGCACGAAGACCTCCGGCGAAAGCCCGCGCGCGAGCAGATCAACCGCGCTATCTGACTTCGGCCCGCCAGGCGCGGGCCGGGAACACCGGTCCCGCCCGCGCGGGGCCCTCACCGGGTCGGCCAGGCGCCGGCCTCCCCTCGACGCGCACCAGGAGTGCACGACATGCAGAAGCGAACCCTCGCGCGCCACGCCGGGACCGGCGGCTGGGCGCACCCGTACGGCCACCACCCTTTCGCCCCGTACCTGTACGCCGACGGCGGGGACGGAGGCGACTCCGGATCCGACAGCGGGGACGGCGACGGCGGGAATGACGACGGCCAGGACGACGACGATGCCGGCGGGACTGGCGACGGCGACGGCCAGGACGACGACGCGGGCAAGGACGACGGCAAGCAGAAGCCCCCCGCCAAGAAGGACGCCGACGAGGAACCGGCCGCGAAGATCGCCCGCCTGGAGAAAGACCTCAAGGCGGCGAACGCGGAGGCGGCGAAGGCCCGCACCGGAGCCAAGAAGGCTGCCGCCGACGAGGCCCGCTCCGAGGTCATGAAGGAGCTGGGCAAGGTCCTCGGCCTGGTGGAGGACGACGACAAGACTCCGCCGGACCCGGCCGCGCTCAAGGCGCAGATCGAGAGTGCGACGGCGGCTCACCGTGAGACGGCGGTCGAGTTGGCGGTGTACCGGGGCGCGGCGAAGTTCGGCGCTGACCCGGACGCCCTCACCGACTCCCGGGCTTTCCTTCGGTCGATCAAGGACTTGGACCCGGCCGACGAGGGATTCGCGAAGGCTGTGAACGCCGCGATCAAGGCGGCTGTCGAGGCCAATCCGAAGCTCAAAGCCGCAGGCCAGGCGCCTGCACGCACATCCGCCGACTTCAACGGCCGGACCGAGAAGCCCAGCAGGGCGACCGGCGTCGACGCCCAGCGCGAGGCACGCCGCAAGGCCCGCCGCTGAGCCACACAGAATAGAGAGGGCCCCCGATGCCCAACACCTTCCTGACCCCCGACATCATCGCGCAGCGGGCGCTCGCCACCCTGTACGAGACCACGCACATGGCGCAGCTCGTGCACCGCGACTACGAGGCCGACTTCGCTGGCCGTGTCGGCGACACCATCACGGTGCGGAAGCCCGCGGTCTTCACCGCGACCGAGTTCAACCGCGGCACGGGCATCGTGCCGCAGAACGCGACCGAGTCTGGGGTCGCCATCACGCTGAACCATTTCCCGGACGTCAGCTTCACGGTGACGACGGAGCAGCTCACCTTGGAGATCCAGGACTTTGGCGAGCAGCTCCTCGACCCGGCGATGGAGGCGATGGCCCAGAAGATCGACCGGGACATTCTCATCCTCCGCGACGACATCGTGCAGGAGGTCGGCGGTGTCGCGGAGAACACTGCGGGCGAGGAGTACAACTACCCGAACGGGGCGTACCCCTGGAGCGACTCCCGTGTCCTGATCCAGGCCGGCGCGCTCCTGGACACGAAGAACGTGCCGCCCCTCAGCCGGAACGTGGTGGTGGGCCCGCGCACGAAGGCCCGCTGGATGGCGGAGAAGGTCTGGCGGACGGCCGACCAGCGCGGCGACACCGAGGGCCTGCGCGAGGCATCGTTCGGCCCCCGGACCTCGGGCTTCGACCCGTACATGACGCAGAACATCGCGGGCCCGGACGCCGACCCGGACGCGGGCGAGCCCACCACCGAGGTCAACGTCGGTTTCCACCGGACCGCGTTCGCGCTGGTCACGCGGACGCTGGAGGTCCCGCCGGGCGCCCAGGACGCAACGATCATGTCGTACAAGGGCTTCGCGCTGCGGGTCGTCTACGACTACGACATCAAGTACAAGCAGACCGTCGTCTCGGTCGACTGCCTGTACGGCACCAAAACGCTGGACGCGAACCGCGCCGTCCTGATCAAGGGCGCGGACGCGACCTCCTGACCCGGCGATGGGCGGCGGGATGGTGGGGCGCCGGAGGTGGTCCGGCGCCCCACCGCACACCTCCGCCACGACACCCCAGGAGGGGCAGATGGCGCAGTACAAGAACGAGAACACCGGCGACATCGTCACCCTGCCGACGCCGCGCGGGCGCCTGGAGAGGCTGGCGAACTGGACCCGCCTCGATCCGGACCCGGAACCGTCGGCCCCGGCCGGGCCGGTGCGCCCGTCGAAGTCCGCGAAGAAGGAGGAGTGGGTGTCCTACGCGCGCACCCGCACGCAGACTGCCGAGGACGAAGCGAAGATCGACGGCCTCACCCGCGACGAGCTGATCGCCCAGTACGGCGACGACGGCGCGAGCGCGTAGGGGGTGGCCGTGGCCCGCGTGTACGCGACGGCCGCCGAGTATCTGGAGTACACCGGGGAAGAGGTGCCCGACGAGGGGGCGCTCGCCCGCGCGTCCCGGTTCCTCGACAGCCAGGTCCTCCGGCTGTGCCGGTACGAGGTGGACGCTGAGGGGAAGCCCGCCGATCCGGTCGTGGCGGCGGCGTTCGCTGCGGCGGTGTGCGAGCAGGTGCGCTGGTGGGACGAGACCGGCGACGAGCTGGGCGCGGCAGGGCTTTGGGGCTCGGTGAAGCTGGGCTCCGCGAGCATGACGAGGGCCAGCTCGTCGTCCGGCTCGCCTGGTGCTGGTGGGCGCGTGGTCGCTGACGCGGCTCTGGAGGCGCTCCGCTCCCCGGACCTCACTCCGGACCGGTTCGTTCTGGGGCTGGTGTGCTCATCATGAAGCTCCCGAGGATCTGGCTCCAGCATGAGATCACCATCGAGCCGTACGAGGGCTCCGGAGCGTACGGCGATGTCTACGGGGTGCCGGTTGAGGTCCGCGGCTTCCTGGAGCAGACGACGCGTCTGGTCCGCGATGCGGGCGGGGATGAGGTGGTCTCCTCGTCGACGTTCTACTGCCGCCACGGTGCTGTGAACGCTCCGACGAAGTCCAGGGTCGCACTGCCGGACGGCACGAAGACCACGGTCATCGTCACGCACGACGGCACGGCTGGACGCCTGCCGCTCCCCGAGCACCTGGAGGTGATCCTCCAGTGACGCAGTACGCGCGTATGTCCTGGGAGGGCCGACGCCTGTGGACGTCCCGGGGGCAGCGTCTCGCGGGCGAGGGGCTCCAGCGGGCGCTGGAGCACACCCTCGGCGTCTCGAACGACCACGTGCCGCTGGAGGAGGGCACGCTGGAGCGCTCCGGACGCGTCACCCGGGACGGCCTGAACGGCGCGATCACCTACGACACCGTGTACGCCGTTGTTCAACATGAGCGGTTGGACTACAAGCACTTGCCCGGCCGGACCGCCAAGTACTTGGAAAATGCAATGAATTCGGAGCGGGAGACGATGCTCCGGTTGATGGCCGTGCCGCTGCGGGTCTGGCTCCGCGGCTGACCCCTCCCGTTTTTCCTGGCCCCGCTTGTGCGGGGCCTTAAGGCACGCCCGAGGGGGTGTCCGTGGGCTACACCACCGATCTCCTCACCGGCCTTGCTGTCCTCATGGATGGCGGCGGGCTCGGCGTGTACCGCGCCTCCGGTGTCTACGCGGCGGGCGAGACCGGCATCACGATCGCCAAGGTCCCGGAGGCGCCGGATCGGATCATCTGCCTCACCCCGTACCCGGTGGAGGACACCGGCGGCACGGACGTGATCACCGGTGTCCAGATCCGGATGCGTGCTGGTCCGGACCCGCGTGAGGTCCTCGACCTGGCCGACGTCGTCCGCGACCTGCTGCACGGCCGGGAGAACTTCTACCTCGGGCCGGTCCGGGTCGCTCTGGCGTGGCGGCAGTCGCAGGGCCTGATGGGCCAGGACGCGCACTCCCGCGAGGAGCTGTCCGCCAACTACTACCTGCGGACGAGTCGGTCCGCTCCCTACGTGCACGAATAGGAGATGGGCCATGACGACGCCCCCGCAGACCGCCACAGAAACGGCTCTGGCCCGGCGCTGGAAGCTGGAGATCAACATGGGCACGGCGGACGAGCCCGATTGGCAGCCCTGTCTTGGAATCACCGAATTCGGGTGGAGCGCCGCGCCCAACCATGAGGACTCGTCAGAATATGACGGTGAGGGCTGGGCCGGGAACGACAAGACCGGCCAGGCGTGGGAAGTCGTAGCCACGTTCAACCGGAAAGTGTCGGCAGACTCCACCACTTACTCCCCAGTACACGAAGCGATCAGGCTCGCCTTCTTCGCCAATGGCGACGCCTCGAAGAACCACCTTCGATTCCTGGACCGCAAGGGCGGTCCCGAGGCATACGAGGGGCACGCCCTGCCCGTCTGGGAGCCGCAGGGCGGCCCGTATACAGCCCTCGACCAGATCCAGTGCACCTGGACCGGTACGGGCCCACTCACGCCGATCACGAATCCGCTGGCCGCCTGATGGGGCGCTTCAAGGCGCTGGACGACTTCCAGGACGACGCTCTCACCCTGCCGGTGCGGTTCCGGGACGGCACGATGCGCGATGTGATCATCCCCGGCCCCTCAGCCGAAGTTGGCCTGAAGATCCAGAAGGTCATGGAGAGCGGCCTCGCGCTGGCCGTCGCCGGAGCCGATCCGAGCCAGGAAGTCCTCGACGACGCGCGCGAGCTGGACCTGTACCGGGACGCTCTCGGGCCACGTCACGACGAGCTGCTCGCCGGTCTGGACTGGCCGTTCTTCAAGCACGTCGCAATCACCGCTGTCCTGTGGATCGCACACGACAGTGAAACCGCCGAGCGCTACTGGACTGCTGGTGGCGACCCTTCTCGCCAGGCCCCGAATCGGGAGACACGTCGGGCCTCATCGGCTGCGGCGAAGTCGACCCGCACACGGGGCTCCACGAGTGGTACGAGTACCCGCCCGGCCAAGCCCCGCGCCGCCAAAAAGGCGGCCGACCAGACCTGAACTGGGGCGACCTGCTGGAACAGTGGGCCCTCATCGAGAACGACCTCCACGAGGTCTACGGCATCGACGTCGGTGCCCCAGGGCTGCTCGAAGGGCGGTCCTGGCGCTGGCTGAAGATCCGGATCTACGGCCTCCTCTCCGCCGAGAGCCGTATCTCCAGACACTTCGAGCCCCCAAAACCGCAGTAGCCCGCTCCTCCCCCTGAACCACGGCCGAAAGGGGGTGCGACGCGGTGCTCAACTTGGGCGAGTTGGTCGCGGGGCTCCGCCTGAACGACAGGCCGTACACCAGGACGCTCACCAGCGCCGAGTTGCGCCTGCGCGGCTTCACCCGCGACGCCGACGGAAGGTTGCGTGACCTCCACGGGCGGTTCACCACCGAGTCCGAGGCTATGGGGCGCTCCCTCTCCCAGCGCATCGGCGAAGGCGCCCGCGGAGCGCTCTCCGGTCTCCAACGGCTCGTGCCAGCAGTCGCGGCCGTCGAGCTGGGCGTTCCCGCCGTGGCGGCAGTCGCGACCGCGCTGGGGAGCGTTGCCGCAGGCGCGGTCGCGGCCGGTGTCGCGGTGAAGGCTTTCTCCTTGGCCGCGCAGCCGCAACTCGACGCGGTGAAGGACGCGGCAGCGTCCGCCGAGGCGGCAGACGCCGCCCACGAGAAGGTGCTGCTGAAGAAGCAGCTCGCGGCCAAGCTCGCCGCGAAGGGCGGGGACGAGTACAAGAAGGCGCTCACCGAGGTCGAGGCAGCGACGAAAGCCGCCACCGAGGCTGACGCTGCGGCTGCGGTGGCGATGCGGGACCTGCCGCCGGCCACCAGGGCGACGGCGAAGGCCTTCGCTGCGCTGAAGGGCGACTATCAGGACTGGTCGGACAGCCTCAGCGGAACCACGATGCCTCTTTTCACCCGGGGCATCGAGATCCTGCGTGCTCTGCTCCCGTCGCTGACACCTTTCGTACGGGCCGCAGCGTCTGCGCTGGGCGATCTGCTGGACCGGGTCGCGGTCGGAGTGAAGTCCGTCGGATTCAAGCGGTGGGCGGCGGATATGGCTGCTGCGTCCGGGACCGCCCTGCGCGATTTCGTCCTGATCATCGGCAATCTCGCCCGGGGGTTTGCTGGGCTGCTCCAGGCTTTCCTCCCTACCTCGGCCGCAGTGACCGGTGGCCTGGTGGGGATGACCGCCGCCTTCGCGGCCTGGGGTGTCGGGCTCAAGGACACCGAGGGTTTCGCGAGCTTCTTGGAGAAGGCGGACGAGGGCGGCGAGACCCTGTCCACGCTCGCCGAGGCCGCGCTCGCGGTCGTCTCCGCCGCAGCGCCGCTTCTCGGTGTGACCACGCTGATCGCGAACGCATTTGGTCAGGTTGTCAGCAGCACCCCGGCCCCGGTCCTGACCACGCTGGTCAGTGTGCTGGCCGCCGTGCGGGTCGGAATGATTCTGTACGGGGCCGGGTCGGCCGTGGTGGCCGGTGCGAACGCCGTTATGGCCAGCTCCACATGGGCCGTTATCGCGGGCTGGACACGCCTGATGGCCGTCGGGCTGGCCGCGTACGCCCGGATCGCGGGCGCCGCCGTCGTGTCGGCCGCAACGACCGCCGGGGCCTGGGTGGGCAGTGCACTGGTGGCGATCGGTACGTGGATCGCGGCCGTGCTGCGGGCCTCGGCCACGGCGGTGGCGCAGTTCGCGCTCATGGCCGCGCGCGCCGTGGTGTGGGCAGCGACCATGGCCGCGCAATGGCTCGTGGCGATGGGGCCCGTGGGCTGGGTGATCGCTGCGGTCGTCGGACTGGTCGCGATCATCGTCCTCAACTGGGACCGCATCAAACGGGCCACCGGTGCCGCCTGGGACTGGGTCTGGGGAAAGATCAAGAGTGTCGGGGCGGCGCTCCTCGGCTACATCACCAGCCTCCCGCTGGTGTCGCTCTTCCTGCGGCACTGGGACCGCATCCGAACCGGCACCGCGTCCCGCGTCGTCGGGCTGATCTCGTACGTACGGTCTCTCCCGGGCCGGATCAAGGCCGCCATTGGCAACCTGGGCGGTCTCCTCACGGGCGTCGGCCGGTCCATCATTCAGGGCTTGATCAACGGCGTCACCGGGATGATCGGAGCGCTGAAGAGCAAGTTCAGCTCCATCACCTCGATGATCCCGGACTGGAAGGGTCCGATGGCCGTCGACCTGAAGCTCCTGGGCCCCTCCGGACAGGCGCTGATGAGCGGCCTGATGGGCGGCATCGACCAGCAGGTCCCGGCTCTTCAGCGGCAGCTACGCGGGATCACCTCGGGGATCGTCACGAGCGTGGGTGCGCCGGCGCTAGGTGGCAGTGCGATGGCGAGTCTTGTGTCTCCGCCCCCGCGGCCGGTACCAGCCGGTGCACGCGGTACGGGGACGACCACGGACCGGCGGACGTACACCACCTACAACCTGACGCAGCGGGAGATGACGATCCGGGACCTGGAGGTGCTCCAGCGCCGCCAAGACGCCCGCGCCAGAGTGGGGAGGCCACGATAGATGCCGCTCATCGCAGCCCCCGTTACCCCGCCGGAGACCGGGGAGCCGCCCGCTGGCGGTGGCGGCGGCGGGATCATCCTCCCGGAGCTGGGCCGGGCCACGGTCACCTACTACGACCCGACGGGGGTGGCGTGGCCGCTGACGACGCGGTCGCTGGGCTGGACCACCCTCGCAGAAGGTGTGTCAGGGCTGGGGGCGGCGCCGTACGAGCTGACCACGGACGCGCGCCCGCGCGGGGGCGCGCGTCTGCGGCACGTGCAGGCACAGCCGCGGTCGATCGTGTGGCCGCTCCGGGTGTTCGGCAACACCCACATGGAGTTCATCGGCCGGTGGCGGGCACTCGGGCGGGCGTTCACGCGGACGCTGCGGGAGGGCCCCGGGGTGCTGGAGATCGCCCGCCCGGACGGAACCCGCCGCCAGATCCAGGTGCTCTACGAGGAAGGTTTCGAGGGGCAGGGATCGCGCGGTACGGGCTGGATCTCGGACACGGCCGTGATGACCCTGTTCTGCGAGGACCCGTACTGGGTGGATCCCATCCCGCTCACCGTGCACCGCGAACAGGGCATCGGTGTGGACTTCCTGGCCCCGTACCCCTCGGTGTCGTCCAGCCAGGTCCTCGGGGCCACGGTGGTGAGCAACCCCGGCGATGTCACGGTGTGGCCGGAGTGGACGATCACCGGCCCGGCATCGCAGATCGTCTTCACGCGCGAGGACACCGGCGAGTCCTTCACCCTCGACCCCAACGCCCCGGAGATCGGCCACGGCAACCTGCTCGCCGGGGAACGGGTCACGGTCCGCACCGATCCGCCGCAGGTCCGATACCAGGACGGCTCGAACTGGGTGGGATCCCTGGACTGGCCGAGCGCTGTCCTGTGGGGCCTCGATCCCGGCTCCAACTCCATCACCTTCCAGCTCGACGGCTCCGGCCCCGGCAGCGCGGTCGACCTCACGTTCAACCCGCGGTACGAGACAGCGTGAGGAGGCGCCTTGGCTATCCAACTGCTCGTGACTGACCCGGATTTGAGGGTCCAGGGCGACCCGCTGGCCGACTGGCTGGCCCTCGACGCGACAGTGCGGTTCAACGAGCCAGCGAGCGGCAGCGCCGAGCTGGTCGCGCACCCTCACGTCATGGCACAACTCCAGCCTGGGAACAGGATCATGGTGATCCGAGACGGCGGCTTCTGGTGTGCAGGCCCGATGGAGATCCCCACGGATTTCTCCTGGGGCATCGGGGGCGAAGGGGAAGCCCCGCCCGGCAAGGTGACCATCAACTTCACCGATGACCTGGCGCGGCCGGCGGGGTATCTGACGTGGCCCGCTCCGGCGTCGGCATGGTCAGAGCAGCCGGACACGGCCCGGCAAATCACCTCCGCCAGCGGCGAGACGATCATCCGGACGCTTGTGAACGAGAACTGCGGTCCGGGCGCGCTCGCCGCACGGCGGATCCCCAACTTCGCGCTCGCCCCGGCGGCTGGGGTCGGTACAACGACCAGTGTGAACACTCGCCTTGAGGGTCTGCTCGCCACATGTCGGCGGGTGGCCATCGACGCGGGCGGGCTGGGTTTCCGCACCCGCCAGACGAGCAGCCAAATTCTGTTCGAGGTGTACGCACCGACCGACCGGACCGGCACCGCCCGCTTCTCTGCGGGGCTCGGCAACCTGCGGGCCGTCACATACCGGCAGTCCGCGCCGACCGTGACACACGCGCTGGTGACCGGATCCGACCAGGCCGTCCCGCGCGCCTACGTAGAGGTCGCCGATCCAGGCGCCGCAGCAGCGTGGTGGCGGGTAGAGCAGCTCATCGACGGCACCGCGGACAACGATGCCGCGGGCGAGCTGACGCAGGAGGGACGGCAAGCCCTGGCTGAGGGCGCGGCTCCTGTGGAGCTGGCCACCGTGACGGTGGACACCGAGGACCTGAAGGCCGGCCGGGACTTTGGGCTGGGGGACCGGGTCACCGTGGCTCTGCCGACGGGGGTGGAAGTCGCTGATCTGGTGCGGTCGATGCATCTTCAGGCGACCCCGGGTGCGGGCGAGCACGTCACGTCGCTGATCGGGTCTCCGGAGGCGACGACGGATCCGCAGATCGTGCGGGTGGTACGGGAGCTGGGCCGACGGCTCGGCAGAATCGAAGCGAGGTAGCAGTGGCCCAGGATTCTTGGCCATCCCCCGAGCACAACTCCCGGTCGGTGACTGACGTCGAGTACGAGCAGATCGCCGCGCACTTCTCCGGCGACGGGGTCTACGGCACCCCGCTCGACCCGCCCGTCATCACGGCTGGCATAGGGCTCACCGTGAACGTGGCCGCCGACGTCTTCGCGTCCCTGCGTGGGCACGCCTGGACCTCCGGCACCACCGGCGACAGCCTGGACATCGCTGCGAACAGCAGCGGCCAGACCCGCGTTGACCGGGTTGTGCTGCGCCTGGACCGGAGCACCTGGACCGTACGGGCCGTAGTGAAGCAGGGCACACCCGGCGCAGGCCCGCCCGTCCTCACTACCGGCACCGGCTTCACCACCTACGAGGCGCTGCTCGCCAACGCCACCGTCGCGGCCGGGGCGACGTCGGTCACCGTGACCCGCGGTGAGCGGTACGTCGGCAGCCGCATGCGCCCGTGCGTGTCCACGGCGCTGACCAACCCCAACACGGCGCCGGGGGACCTGCTGTGGGAGGTGGACACCGGCCGGATCCTCTTCCACGACGGTCAGGCGCTGCGCACGATCTACTCCGCCTCCGGCATCGTCACGGTGGACTCGCCGCTGACGGGGTGGAGCATCGGCACCACGTCCGTACTGGAGGAACGGAACGGCACCGTCAGCCTGAGGCTCGGGTCGTTCACGCGGACAGCGGGCACCCTCACCAACACCACCCCGTCCCGGCTCCCCGTCCTCATCCCGGCCGACTACCGGCACGCCACCCGTGACCAATACATCATCTGCTACATAACCGGCGCCCGAATCGGGAGAATCACCATCTATTCCAAAGCAAGCGACACCCCAGGCCAGGTGTGGCTCACCCAGCACCCGGGTGTCCCCACCGACAACAACGTCCTGTCCAACTCGGGTGTGAGCTGGGTGGCGGGCTGATGGCACGTTACGGATTCGGCGCCGGCGTCGCAGACTTCGTGGTGGCTCCCTCCGACGGCATCTGGATGGTGTCGCCCAACACCCAGATCACCTTCTGGACCGCCCAGGTCGACGGCAGCCAGTACACCGACCTCCTGGACTCCGCGGGCAATCCGGTGCCCTATGTGATCAGCGACGAGTACGGTCAGTTGCCCCGCTTCTCCGGACCCGACGAGGTCTTCGGCATGTGGGCCGACGCAGGCGGCGGGCGCCGCGCCTGGCTCTACGCCCACACCGGTGGCAAAGGCGAGCCCGGCGACCCGGGCGCCCACTGGTACTTCGGCACTGGCGGCCCCGAGGACGCCGGTCTGACCCCGGTGGCGGGAGACCTGTACGTCGAAACCGACACGGGTGACCTGTACTCCTTCGACGGCACAGACTGGTCCCTCCGCATCAACCTGCGCGGCCCGGAGGGTCCGGCCGGAACCGGGGACGTCGCGTCCGTCAACGGGCAGACGGGCGCGGTCCTCCTGGCTGCGGCCGACGTCGGGGCGGTCGCCGCGGCAGCGGTCGGAGTCCCCTCCGGGGTGGCGGGCCTTGACGGCACCGGGCGGGTCCCCTACTCCCAGCTGCCCCCCGCCGCTGAGGCCCCCGTTCAGTCCGTCAACGAGCAGACGGGCGCCGTCGTTCTGGTCGCGGCCGACGTTGGCGCCGCCGCGACCAGCCACACCCATACCGCGGCAGCCGTAGGGGCCGTGTCGATGATGGACCGCGGCGCGGCGAACGGCGTCGCCACGCTGGACGGCTCCTCGCGGCTGCCAATCGCTCAGGTGCCGGCCGCCGTCGCCAAGAACGTCTGGACCCCGCAGAGCCTCGGATTCCAGGCCTGGACGTGCGATCCGTACACGGTCGCCAACCCCGTGGCGAAGTTCTTGACCCCTCAGCGGCTGTACGCGTGCGGGATCAACATCACCGAGCCGACGCAGGTCAACAGGGTGCTGATGTTCGCCCGCGGGTACGGCGGCGTCAGCACCAACCGGTACGCGGCGGGAATCTACCGCGAGGACGGGACGAAGGTCACGAGCACTGCTTCGCCGGTGGCGCTCTCCGCCGCCGGGCAGACCGCGGGCAGCCCCCCGCAGATGATCAGCAGCCACATCGGGGCGACACCCATCTCGATGCCGTCCACAGTCACCCTGGCGCCGGGCCGCTACTGGGTGACGTGGGTCCTGACGACCGGCGGGGCGTCCGACTACAGCTTCTACCACGTGCAAAACGAGGCCCCTGTGGCTGGCGCGAACTTCTTCAGCCCCTTCGGTACTCCGTTCGCCCGCGCCTGGTACCTCGCCTCGCAGTCCAACACGCCCACCACGCTCAGCCAGAGCGCGGCAGGCGTACTCACCGACCACGACATCCCGATCATGGCGCTCGCCTTGGCCTGACCCGCCGCTCGCTTCCCGCCCCGCGCCATCCCGGCCGGGGCGTCCGTCATTTCTGGAGGACCGCATGGCGTACGACCTGAACCTGGAGAACCGCTTCACCTACCACCCCCCGCAGCCCGGCCAGGCCGAGCGCTACGAGCGGATCCGCGCCGCCGGCCTCGCCTTCGCCGAGCTGCTCGCCGAGCTGTGCCCGTCCTCGCCCGAGCTGAGCCGCGCGATCACGCACATCGACGAGGCGGTCATGAACGCCAACGCGGCCATCGCGCGTCACCCGGAGCGCGGCTGATGTCCGCCGACCCGGCCGAGTCGCATCCCTGGGACCGCGCGGATCTCACCGCTGTGGAGGTGTACCACCTGCCGTTCCCGTCCCTGGACGGCACACCGCTCGCGCCCACGCCGCCGGAACCAGCCGAGATCCCCGCCGCCCTGCGCGGCCCCAACTGGAAGCCGAGGCAGGCATGGCAACTCCTCTGACTGCCGCGAAACTGCTCCAAGCCCTCAAGGACGAGGGCCTCACCGTGGTCGAGCACCGGAGCTGGCGCACACACAACCGCAATCACAAGGGCCCCTGGGGGCCGCTGCACGGGGTGATGATCCATCACACCGTCACCTCGGGCACCGAGGCCTCTGTCGACCTCTGCTACAACGGCCATTCGACCCTGCCCGGCCCGCTGTGCCACGGGGTGATCGCCAAGGACGGCACGGTCTATCTGGTCGGCAACGGCCGGGCCAATCACGCGGGTTCCGGGGACGACGACGTCCTCGAGGCCGTCATCGACGAGCGCCCGCTGCCCGCTGCCAACGAGGCGAACACCGACGGCAACCGCCATTTCTACGGCTTCGAGGCCATCAACCTCGGGGACGGCCAGGACCCGTGGCCCGCCGTCCAGTTGGAGGCGATCGAGAAGGCCGCGGCCGCGATCTGCCGGGCGCACGGCTGGACCGAGCGCTCGGTGATCGGGCACAAGGAGTGGCAGCCGGGCAAGGTCGACCCGCGCGGCTTCACGATGGACTCGATGCGGGCCCGGGTCGAGGAGCGGCTCGCCGCGGGAAAGCCGAAGCCGCCCGCGCCGCCGAAGCCCACCCCCAAGCCTCCGGCCCCGGCAAAGAAGTACGAGCCCTTCCCCGGCTCCGCGTTCTTCGCGGCCGGCCGCCGCAGCGCCATCATCACGGCGATGGGCAAGCGCCTGGTGGCGGAGGGCTGCGGCCGGTACCAGGTCGGGCCCGGCCCGGAGTGGACGGACGTCGACCGCGCCTCGTACGCCGCGTGGCAGCGCAAGCTCGGCTACTCGGGCAGCGACGCGGACGGCATCCCCGGCAAGGCCTCCTGGGACCGCCTCAAGGTCCCCAACACCTAATCCAGCCGTAAGGCATCACTGACCTGCACAAATGAAGGGATTCGCTATGGCTGCTGCACCCGTTGAGAAGAAGGTCACCGCCGCGACGGCCGGCACCTACCTGGGGTCCACCGGGCTCCTGGCCAGCCTCGCCGCGCTCCAGGACAACGCGCGACTGCTGGAGTGGCTGCCCGACGCGCTCAGCCCGTTCGTCCTTGCCCTGGTCCCGGCGGCGATCACCTTCGTGGCCGGCTACCGGGCCCGGCACACGCCGCGTACGGGCACTCTGCGGTGACCCCGCAGGAGTCGACCCAGGTCGCGGTCGAACTGGAGCGGCTCCGCGGCACGGTCGCAGAGGGGTTCGCCACCCTGAACGGCCGGTTGGACACCACGCTCCAGCGGACCGGGCAGGTGGAGAAAGACATCTCCGAGCTGGAGACCCGCGTGACCGCGCTGGAGCGGGCCCGCTGGCCGCTGCCCACCATCGGTGTCCTCGCCGGTGTGGCCGGTACGGCGGTCGGCCTGATCGCTCTCTACCGATGACCCCTCACACAGCGCGCCCCCTGCCCGGCTTCGGCCAGGCAGGGGGCGCTTCGTCGTGCCAGGGGGCCATCCCCGCGCCTGCGGGGAGCACTCGGTGAAGAGGTCCTCGCGCAGAAAGAAGCACGGACCATCCCCGCGCCTGCGGGGAGCACACTTTCTGACCAGGTACGTTACCGGCTCACCGGCCTAATTTGCACTGTTTCCGTGAATACGCACTGCGCCCCCTGTCCGGCCCTTCGCGGGCTGGCAGGGGGCGCTTTCGTGTACCCCCGGAGCCGACCGCGGGTACCGTTCTGGTGTCGAGTCAGAACGGAGTTCAGTATGCACGCTCTCCCGCATGCCCGCACCGGCGCGCGAATCAAGCGCCTGCGCCTGGAGCGCCACCTCACCCAACGCGCCCTGGCCGATCTCTCCCAGGTCCCGTACAGCACCCTCACCAAGACCGAGCAAGGCGTGCTCCCAGCCTCGCCGCATGTCATTGCCAGCATCGCCCGCGCACTGCGGGTGGACGTCGCCACCGTGACCGGCCAGCCCTACGCCACCGAGCTGAGGGCAGACGAACTCGATGTCCTCATAAGGCCGATCCGCGAGGCGTTGGACGTCTACGACCTCGGCGCGGACCCCGACATCCATCCGCGACCGTACGAGCTGCTGACGGCTGATGCCGAGGAGTTGCTCGTCATCGTCCGGGCCGGGGAGATCAAACGCGCGGCGGGACAAGTCGCCGGCCTTATCCAGGAAGCGACGACCGCAGCACACATTGCGGGGACTACAGCAGGGTGGCTGCTCCTGGCGAGCGCATACCGGACCGCCTACGACGTGGCCAGCAAACTGGGCTACGGCGACCTGGCAGCCATCGCATTGTCGCGGATGGACTGGGCATCCCAGCGCGGGTCCGATGCCGTAGTCGGAGGCATGTACCGCTACATGCGGGCGCTGACCTATCTCCGCGAAGGCCAGTACCGAACCGGCGAGCGCCTGGTGGCGCTTGGCCTGTCCACGCTGGAGCAGGCGCCGGTCGGCCGGGAGCGGGACGTCCTGACCGGGCAACTCCACCTCGGCGCCGCGGTGATGGCGGGTCGGGCAAAGGACCGTTCCGGCGCCGAGGAGCACCTCAAGGAGGGCGAGCGCATCGCGAAGCTGACCGGTGAGGCGGTAGATGTGCACTGGCTGGCGTTCGGCCCGACCAACGCAGCAGTCCACCGAGTCAGCGTCCTCGCTGAGTTGGACGAGTACGGTGCCGCGGCAGAGGCCGGGCAGAGCGTGACGCTTCCGAAGGACTGGCCAGCCTCTCGCCGCAGTCACCACCACGCCGAGCTGGCTCGCGCGCAGATGTGGACCGGAGACCTGGACACGGCTTTCGCCAATCTCCTGCGGGCGCGGAAGGCGGCACCCCAGCAGGCCCGGTATCACCAGACCGTGCGCGAGACCTACGCCGGGTTGGAGGCAGCGAAGCGTCAACTCCCGGACAGCTTCCTGTCGTACGGCTCCTGGCTCGGAGCCTGACACACCGTGAACCTTTGGCCCGGACTATCACGAGGTGGTGATAGTCCGGGCCTTTGCGCGTAGCCACGATGGCTCCACTCGCCCGTCACACATGGAGCCGACCATGAAGCACGCGCACCCCCTGGCCGATACGGCCATTGCCCGATGGCTGATGTCGAGCAGCCAAGTTCCCTCGATCGCCCGGGAGGACTGGGCCTACGGCCGCCCGGCACTCTTGCGAACCGGTGTCGCGTTCGACGCCGTCAAGATGCCCCGGGAGCTGGTCCACGCCGCCGCCGCTTCCTCCGATCCCGCCACTGTCTCCGCTGCCCTGGCCGAGGTCCTCGGCGGTCCGGTGATCTGCCAGCCCGGCACCTGGTACTACGCCCTTGTACCGCCCGGGACATGCGCAGCCTGGCGCTCGCCGCTCGCGGTGGTCCGGGGCGAGGGCGGGTGGCTCGGCATCCCCCGGGAAGACCAGACCGAGCCCCACGCCGTGGCCACCTACTGGACTGTCCCTGTCTCGCAGGTGGGCGGGCTGTGCGACCCCGACGCGGTGGCCGAGCTGCTGCGCGTCGGCCGCGAGCGCCTCGATCCCACCACCAGGCCGTGACCTCACCTGTCCTCAGCCGGCTCCTGGCCGCCTCGGGCGCTCTCCTTGGCCGCTACCGGCTCTACATCAAGCACGCGCCCGGCTGCCCGGACTGCTCCACGGGCCAGCGCTGCGCCGCAGGAGACCGCCTCTGGCAGCGGTTCCTCGACGCCCGCGGGACCCGGCCGTGATGCGGGTCGAGATCGTACATCTGGACAGCCTGTACGCACTGTACGAACTGGGCGACTGCTTCCGCTGCGATCGCCGCGGCCTCCAGACCATCTGTATCGGATCGCTCATCACTGCGGGCGGCCCGGGACACGCGGCAGCCGAGACGCCGCTGTACGCGTGCCGGGCCTGCGAGCAGGCGCTGATGGACATCCACCATCAGGCCCACACCTCCCCGGCCCGCCAGTACGTCACGGCCGGCCTGCACCACCCCCACTGACCC